CTAGTTTATCTTCTTCTTCTTCAGAAATAATTGCTTTCCATTTAGGGCCATCAGGATGTGGACACTCAGATGATAAGGATCTTGTTTTAAATGCTAATGAACAACCACATTCATTACAACAAGGACCAGTACCTTTTACTGAACATTTTTTTCCTTTTAATTCACAACTATTACATACTTCATATCTAAGTTTTGCTACATCTTCTACAAATTCATCTCTAAGTACTGCATTCTTAATACCTTCCATTATTTGAGATTTATTCTTCCAAATTGTTTTTAATAAGCTTGTCATCTTTTTTTTGTTTAAATTCTTTTTTTTTAATATCAATAGAATCAAGTTGTATGCATAATAATTCTAAAGCAGCAAGTTTTTCTTCTAACATTTTTTTATTATAATAGGCACTAAAAGTTGAAGTATCATGAGTTTCAAGTATTTTTTTATACTTAGGAATTGTTTTTCTAACTATACCAGGTCTTACTACAAAGTGTCCTAATCCATCTACATTTATTCTTGGATGTATTAATTTTGTGAGATTATTTTTTACTTCTTTATAATAAAAACTAATTAAGTCTTCTAATAAAGTTTGAGATATATCTAATTCTTCTGAAACAGTTTGGTATATACTATTATATTTCTTTGGAATCATCTACCTAAAAATTTATAATCTAATAATATGTCTCCTTCAGTTTGTATTTTCATTATAGGGTTAATAGAAATCATTTTTTTATTTGTAGAATCTTTTGAAACAAGTTTATTTTTTTCACACTTGTTGATACAATTCCTTACTGTTTGTTCTGATTTAAAAATTATATTTTCATCAGAAGCTTCAAAACAAAAATGAGTAAGTTCTATGGGACCTATTAAACTTAGTAAAGTCAGGCATTCTAAATCAGAATTACTCACTGTTATATGGTTAATATAACAATGAGTTAGTATCTGAAATTTAATAACATCTTTTTTAGAGATTATTACTTTTTTTTGTACCTGATTAACAATAGCCATGATTATTGTTTTTTAAGACTTCTTTTTTCTAGATCAAAATCAGAACCTTTTTTAGTATCTTCAGATTCTTCAGATTCTCCATTTTCTGATTGGTTAGCCATTATAGCATATTGCATTTGAATTTGTGTTCTTTTAAATCTTGTTTCATCAAGTTTTAATAACATGTCTTCATACTCAGATTGAGCTTTAAGATAAATTAATGAAGATTTATAAAATTCAAGCATTTCTTCTCTCTTTACTGCAATTTCTTCAGGAGATAATTGTTGTTCTTGTTCTTGGTTTTGCATAATTATATTTTTTAAGTTTAAACAAATATACATATAAAGTTTAAATAAAAAACATTTAAACAAAAAAAATCCAGATAAATTAACTTACCTGGATTCTTATGCTTAGAGAAGCTTTATTTATATTAAAGACGGTGTCTTCTAAGAGATGGTTTATTTTTCTTTCCACCAGTACCTTTATTATTACCAGAGAATGAATTAGTAAAAAAAGATTTTATTTTACCACCACATCCTCCTTTTCCACACTTTCTTTTTTCAGTAGGATCACCAGGATCACCTGTCATACCACCTGTTTCATATTTTTTAATGGGCTTTATCATACTGCCTTTATTACAAGTCATTGATTTAGCAAAATGTAGAGCATCTGTAGCTCCTTTAAGTCCCATATTATTTTTCATGATTACCTGTTTTTAAATGTAAAGTTTAATATTGTTAACATATAAAATTCTCTAGAGATATCTATCTCTAATGTGAAGAAGTCTATAATACCTATTCTAAATCTTACAGCAAATTTATCCCATTGCTTTCTTGATGTGTTCCAGTTGTTTCTAAATTTCATTTTTTTTATTTTATTATTTAATATCTGTTGATTCAATTAATGTGTAAGTAAACTTATTACCAAAAATAGCCTTTGATTTATTAATTATCTTCATAAACTCTACAAAGTTAGCATTATATCTAAACACCTGACATCCTTCTGAGAAATAATCCACATAAGTAGGATCTTTATAGATGGATGAGCGGTGTATATTTATGCCGAAGTACCCTGTATCAGTTACCTTCTCATCATAGGTAGTATCTTTGTTGTTATCTCTATATACAGTAACATTGCCTAAGCGTTGACATAAAGCTTGATACTTACCATTATGCAAGGATACACTATACACACTTCTATACTGTCCTGGCTTTAATCTAGCCACTCCTTTAGAGCGTTTTAATATTTGTGTAGGTTTCTTACCAGGATCAGTAGTAATTTTCCACTCATGATACTGCCATACTCCCATTAGCTTATATGATACAGTGATCACATCATCAAATTCATTAGTAACTTTCTTACCTGGCTTTAAATTTCTTACACCTACTATATTAACATCATAGTCTTTAGGGCTGTTAAAATAAACAAATCCTTTGTTTTTAACTGCTTTTTCTATTTGTTCTCTTGTGTAACTCATATTTAAATTTTAAAATAATTTAATTACTCTTGACTGCTCTAACAAAAAGATATGATGTCTTTTTGGTTATAGCTATAGTTGTGTTTGTAAATCCTTGAACCCATGTGTAAATATCATTATGCTCAGTTCCGCTCCAATAATATATGTTAGGATCAGTGTAATACTCTGAGTCGTTTTGTACTTGTAATTGTGATACAAATCCTTTAATTTGATCTTTGTTCTCATATATAAGATTTAACTCATATTTAGTTGGTAATCTCCAACCATCACCTAATTTTGAACATACATATTTTGCATCTTCATATGTCATACTATTTTGAAAATCATATTGTGCAATTAATAAATTATTAAGATTATATGGTGTACCTATAATGTTTTTTTGTGCTGCTACAAAAATCAAAACAAATAAAAAAAATAAGGTTAATAATCTTTTTATCATTTTATTTGATCTATGTCTTTTTTAATATCTTTAGCTCTAGAAAATAAATTTTTCATAGCTGTCCACATATTTATACCTCTTACTGCTTCATAATTTTCATTAATACTCATTACTTCAATAGACACTAATACAAGTGCAAGTATCTTAGTAAGCATTAAAGGCACTGAGAAAAATTGTAGAATTATATCATTAAGAATAAACCTGTCTATAAGGTAGAATAAAATAACAGCAATTTCATAAAGTAATAATTTAGATATTACTGCTGACAGACCTCTGGATGTAATTTTTATTTTTAATTTTTTAGCCTTCCAAATGCCTGTAATAGTGTCTACTAAAATAGCAAAAGCAATTAAAAAAAGTATTCCTGTTATAGGTAAAAAAAATGCTGATATCACAGTTAAAAGTTGAAGAGATGATTTTTGTATAGATGCTGTTAAAATGGATAATTGTGTTTTCATATCATTGGTATTTGTGCTTTGATTACACGGTATACCGTATATAAAATAATAATTATTAACCATATACCACCTAACCATGCTAGGAAATTGACCCAACCTGGGATATATTTTATCTTTTGTGGCTTTTGAGTTTTTGTTACTAATCTAGTTTTATAAATAGTATTGCCTTTTATAGTTCTGTAGATAGTATCTACGCGGGCAATTACTTTGTATTTATTTTCTCTAACTTTTGATTGTAACTTAATAATAGTTCCATCTTTTTCTGCTAGTCTAGAGGCATATACATTGCCTAGTGAATCACAAAATAATGTATCTTCTATATATACAGTTTCTCCTGGAATATTAATAGTAGTATCTCTAATTTGAGTTATAGTAACTATACTATCTTTCTGAGTACAAAGTGGGCAGTATTTCTCAAGTCTTCTTTCTAATGAACAAGAAGTAATAAATACTAACAGTAAAGAAAGTATAATTAAGTTTTTCATTATAAAGTAGCAAATGTTATAAATGCGACATATGTGTTTGTTGATGCATCAAAGAATACATTCTGAGAAATTAAATATGAATCAGGAGCATTAGCAAATTCTGCATTAATTAAAGACTCTAATATTGATGCTGATATATCAGACAAGTAAAGAGTTCTTAAATTTCTAAACTGAGGCATTGCCAGCCCTTGTAAAGTTTTTAATTGGAAAGGGAAATTATTTCCCTTGTTTCCATAGTCTTTTAAATTTCCTATTGACATTATGCAGGATTAATAATAAAGAAGTGAATGTTTAATGAGCTATCAAGTGGAGCACCACCAGGATCAACAGTATTTATAACAATTTGAGCTGATCCATTAGCAAGTTGAGTTGTAACATGAGCAACACCTGTACCTGATGTAGGATAACTTACACTTACTAAAAGTATAGAGCTTGTAGTAATGTTTGTGTTATTAAAAGTAAATATATCTGGTGATCCAGGAGAAGCAGACGCAGCAACAGTAGTAATAACTCCACTTAAAGTGTTCAAAGTAACAGCTGTTGTAATAGAAGTTAACTGAGTTACAGTACCTGTATTGTACAAAGATTGTAAAGGTGCTGCATTAACTGCTAATGGTAACCAAGCATCATCCCTATTTGGGTCTTTAGCTCCAATAGGTAATACATTAGAAACATCTGTAGGAAGGGTTGTTCTGTAGTTTCCAGCTTTAATCCAAGAAATAAAATTTAAAATATCCATGACTTTTTTGTTTTTAAAATAATAATTACATACACTATATCTATAATATAATAAAAATTATTGAGATAAAAAAAATCCCCAGAAAAAAACTGGGGACTTTTTTGCTGTATTGCTAGAAACATGGAAAGAAACACAGACTATAGTAGTAGTCCGATTGCTAGTGCAAGTGCTAACATAACTGCAATGCAAATATTTGCAATTTTAAAATCATCTTCATTAATTACATACTGCTGAGATATTCTATCAAATATAGGTTTGTATAATATATGTGCTATTGCCCATAACATGGCAATAACGGCAAACATGATTATAATTGCAACTATTTTCATTACTTCATTCTTAATAGTTTCTCAGACATAAGTAAAGCTCTTGTCAAGTCACCTATGGTCTGATCAAATAATAAACTCTTTACTGGAGATCTGTTAAGATTATAATTCTCTTTAAGATCTTCAGCTATTTTAGAAAATTTTTC